ATGGTTGAATATGCCCTTACATTGGGCACCGCGGATGCTTGGCACGGTGCGGCTTACGTCTTTGCAGCGCGACTGACGGAACAGGAAAGGGCAGCGTTGGCATATGCCGCGCTCAAGAGCCTGGACCAAGACAACGCTTACATGGTGGCCAGCGCTACCCTCTTTGGCGTCCTGGGCGGGGAGGTGGTGCAATGAGACGCGCCATGATGACGCTCAGGGACCACGAGGAAATCGACCGTCTGGTGTACCACATGCCGACGGTTGCGACCCATGCAACGAACAACTGGGCTGTGGGCTTTGCTCGGTCGATCCAGCGCCAGGCGCAGCGGCGCAATTGGACCCCTTCACAGAAACAACTGAACCTCATGCGTTCGCTGGTCTCTGACCTGTTCGCCCATGAAGGCAACGAGGGGGGCGACTTCGACGTGGTGGAATAACTGCGTGCATTGCTGGTGCGTCTGAAACGGGCGCACCATCCCACAGGGTTTATGCGCGTCTTTCCCCACCACATCGCCGATGACGATGACCAAAGAGACACGCCACGGTTTGCCGCCTTCCCGTGCCAAAGGCGGACATGACGTCCCGGGGATATCACCCGGCCCGGTCGGGAACCGGCTCCTACTAGGCCCGACCAGATGCGCGACTACAAACCCACCGGCCATTGCGGACCGGGGACTGCCGAGAGGCAGGGCAGGTGAGAAGCCTGCGGGCAGGCGGTTGGCCACCGATATCAGGCATCGCGCGGATACGGGACGTGGAGGCGTAGGGCCTGCCTTAGCCATCCTTGTGATGGGGGCAGGAGCGGGTGGCGGTAGTGCGTCTAATCGAAAGGCAGGCAACGAATTGACGAGCAACGACAACATCAATCTGGTCCCAATGCCCCGGCTTTTGGGAGAGGGGAGGCTCGCGGAGCGGGGTGTTGTTTCTACACACACGGGGGGCGCGGCATGAAAACGTCCACCAAGGTCAAGCGATTTGCCAAATCACTGTCGGTTCCTACTGGACGCCTTGCGGGCGAACAGATCAAGTTGGCACCGTATCAGAACAAGTTCATTGATGGAGCCTACGGACCGGGCATCAATGTTGGTGTGCTGTCTGTAGGACGCGGCAACGGAAAATCCACACTGTCGGCCATCCTAGCGCTTGGCGAGTTGGTCGGGGCTTGGTCGGACGCAAAAGAGCGGGAAATCCTGATTGCGGCCAAGACCCAGCAACAGGCGCAGATCTGTTGGCACTATGTGGTGTCGTTGTCCAAGACATTACCCGAGGATGTGCAGGCGGCTATCACTATCCGCCGCCAACCCCGGTTTGAAATCCAGTTTGATGACGAGAACGGCCCCCATATCCTGCGCGCTATCTCTGCGGATGGTAAATCGGCGCTAGGTACAAGCCCGACGCTGGCGATCCTGGACGAACGCGGGCATTGGCCCTTGGCGCAGGGCGATGAATTGGAAGCCGCCTTGCTCACTGGCCTTTCCAAGCGTGACGGCAAGGCTCTGATTATCTCCACCAGCGCAAGCAACGACATGCACCCGTTTAGCCTTTGGTTGGATCGGGAGGCCCCCGGTGTGTATCGGCAGGAACACCGACCCGAACCGGGCTTGCCTGCTGATGACGTGGCCAGCCTTATCATTGCCAATCCTGGCACCAAGTACGGGATCGGCCCTTCTCTGAAACGCCTCAAGGATGATGCAGCCTTGGCCATTGAGCGGGGTGGATCTGCCTTGTCGCGGTTCCGCCTTCTGTCCCGAAACGAGCGGGTGCAGGAAGATAACAGGGACATCCTAATTAGCCTGGACGATTGGCTGAAATGCGAAACAGACGCATTGCCGCCAAAGTCTGGTCCCTGTGTCATTGGTCTTGATTTGGGCGGATCGGCTTCAATGAGTGCTGCCGCCTATTACTGGCCTGAAACAGGGCGTCTGGAATGCTTCGGCACCTTCCCCAGTAAACCTGACTTGGATGCGCGCGGGCAATCCGATGCGGTTGGCGATCTTTACTGCCAGATGCACCAGCGGCGGGAACTAACCGTGATGGGCGACCGCACAGTGCCAATTGTCGATTGGCTGGATTCGGTTTTGCAGCGGGCAGTTGCCGAGAACGTGGCCTGCATCGTAGCCGACCGCTTCAAACAGGCAGAGGTTGGCGAGGCCCTGGATAAGGCCGGGAACCGTGCGCCGGTGGTCTGGCGGGGCATGGGGTTCAAAGATGGTTCCGAAGATGTGGAACGCCTTCGACGGTACGTTTTCGACGGCAAGGTGAAGTCGGCTGAAAGCTATCTTTTGCGACACGCCTTTGCCGAAACAGTCGTGATGATCGACCCGGCGGGCAACGCAAAACCTGCCAAGGGCCGAAGCATGGGCAGAATTGATGCTGCCTGTGCGGCGATGCTGGCCGTTGCGCAAGGGGCAAGAATGATGAGCCGACCGGTGAAGCAAGGGAGGGCACCGGTATGGGTGTGAAGCGCTACGGGACTTGGGTTTACCGTGATCGTCGCTGGCCCGCTCTGCGGACGCTGGCAAAGCGGCGTGACGGCTGGAAGTGCGTCAAGTGCGGGGCGCGATATCGGCTTGAGGTCGATCACGTCGAGCCGGTGCGCGATGCGCCCGAAAAGGCTTTTGAACTGGACAATCTACAGACGCTTTGTGGCCGGTGCCACGGGGCCAAAACACGGCTGGAAGCTGGGCACCCCGAGCTTTCCCCCGAACGCCAGAAATGGCGCGATTTGCTGCGGGAAATGCAGCGCAAACCTAACGAGCATGGAGAATAGAAATGCTTACTTCGAAGCGAATTGAACTGCGACGCAGTGAAATCCGGCAAGCGCTGGCCGAGTTGGCAGCGAATGACAATCCGAGCGAGGAAGAAACCCGCAAGATGGCGGAACTCGATACGGAATACCGCAATGCGGAAACCCGCTATCGGGCGGCTCTGATTGCCGAGGATGAGGAACGCCGCGAAGCCGGTGCCGATCTGGAAACCCGTTCTGACCGGGAATGGTCGGATCTGGTGGACGGGTTCGAAGTCCGTCAGATTGCAATGGCCCTGGATCACGGGCATCAGATCGACGGGCGCACGGCTGAGGTTGTTTCGGAACTGCGCAACAGCGGCGCATATCAGGGCCTGCCGGTTCCCTGGGAGGCGTTGGAAATGCGCGCGGGTGAAACCGTCTCGACCGGAACGCCGGATCCGATTCAGACCCGCCCAATCATCGACCGGCTGTTTCCGAACTCGGTTGCGTCCCAGATGGGCGCACAGATGATCTCCATCGACCACGGCGAAATCGAATGGCCGGTGGTCACTCAGGGCGCGTCCGTTGGCTGGCAAACCAGCGAAACCGGCAGCGTTGGTGCGGCACAGGCTTTCGATACGACCGACAAGGCGTTGGCACCGGATCAAACGCTTGGGGTGCAAATGAAGATCACCCGCAAGACGCTCAAGCAATCCGGGGCGGCTCTGGAACAGGCAGTGCGCCGGGATATCAACAGCGCAATGGGCGTTGAAATGGACCGCGTGGTGTTCCTGGGTTCCGGTGCATCCGGTGAACCCCTGGGCGTTGTTGCCGGGGCTTCGACCTATGGCATCACCGAAACAGCCATCGGGGCATCGGCAGATTGGGCGGCATTCCGGGCAGCGGTAACGCGGTTCATCACCGCAAACGCCGCCAGTGGTCCTGCTGCAGTTCGCGGTCTAGTGCGGCCTGAACTGTGGGACTTCATGGACGGCGCAATCTGGGATGCTGGCAGCGGCATCACTGAATGGGACCGACTGGCGGCAAAGCTGGGAAGCCTGACCATGAGCCATAACGCACTGGCGGCACCCAGCGGTTCACCATTGGCCTGTTCGGCCCTGCTGACTACCAGCGCAGGCGGCGTTGCCCCGATCTTCGTGGGCAAGTGGGGCGCGGTTGACATGATCCGCGATCCTTACACCGACGCTGCATCTGGTGGCTTGCGCCTGACGGCTCTGGCAACCCTGGACGTGACAGTGGCGCGGCCTGCGCAATTGGAAGTCCTGACCGGCTTGGAGTTGGCGTAATGCTCTGGGGCGGTCACGGAGGCGGGCTGGAACTCCGCAAGCGGGCATCCGGTGCAATGGCGCTGCGTGGCCGCTTCCCCTATGGCAAGGCTGCCGTCCTTTCGGACGGTGGCCGCACTGGTAGGCCCAAGAAAGAGGTAATTGCACCTCGGGCCTTTGCCTATCGGATAGACCGACCGGAGGAAGATATTCACTTCTTGGTTGGGCATTCATACGACCGGCCTTTGGCATCGCGCGGGGCAGGCACTCTGATCTTCAACGATACGGACGAAGCCCTGCTCTTTGAGGCGATTATCACCGAAGAAATGCAGGAGGTAAGCTATGTGCGAGACTTCCTGTCGGGTTTCGCGGCGGGTTTGATTATGGGCCTTTCCCCAGGCTTTCGAATCCCGCCGAAACGGGCAGTCGAGGAAGCCGAAACCATAGAGGATGAAGGATACGACCCCGAGAACGGTGCGCACAACGCCATCATCCGAACCGTTCATCACGCGCTGCTTTACGAAGTCTCCGCAGTCACACGACCTGCCTATGACGACGCGCAGATTGAAGAACGCAACTGGACCCCGCAACAGGTTTGGCCGGTGACGCCCAAACCGCAAATGCGTTGGAGGGCATAACAAATGGCAGAAATATTGAGGCAGATGGAAGATGTGCCGGGGATCTATCCCCCGCCACCAACAGGCGCAACTATCCCGCCGCACCCTGACGTGGTGTGGTCGCGGATCGAGAACTACATCGCGTATCGGTGGACGACCCGGCAAGTCAAATGGATCGTAGAAGGTCCGGGTGAGTGGGTGCCGCCGCTGTCACCCATCGACTTGGTGGTTTCCATTGACATTTGGAACGGCAGCAGTTGGCAGTCTACGACGCCGGATAGCGGATACTTGGGCGGCTATTGCCTGAATGAAGGCAAGTATCGCTTCGTCATGGACATCGGGAACGGCTCACCACCGGGGGCCGTGAACGAGGCTTATCTACGCTTGGCCAAATATATGGCCGAAACTGACAAGAAAGCCGGTGCGTCCAGCTACTCAGCCGAACTCGACATTCTCAAAGAAGCCTACACGCGGTCGCCAAGTTGGATGGCGAAAGCAATGCAAAACAGCGGTGCAGCAGACCTTCTGCGCCCATACCGGAGGGTCAGCTGATGTTTGGTTGGTTCAAGCGACAAGATAAGGAAGAAACCCGGTCGGCAATGTCCGGCTTCACTGCGGAACTGATGGCGGCGCGCGAGTCCTATATCTCGGGCCGTCGAGGCATAGCCGAATTGACTGGCACTGTTCAAAGCTGTGTATCGCTCTGGGAAAACGGTCTAAGGCTTGCGGATGTATCAGGCACCGATCTGCTGACCCGGCATTGCCTGGGGATGGTTGGGCGGTCACTGGCGCTGCGTGGGGAGGCGGTATTTCTGATCCGCGAAGAAGGGCTTGTTCCTTGCTCTGATTGGGATCTGAGAACCGTTGACGGGGTGCCGCGCGCCTACCGGGTGTCGGTATCCGAGGCGGGCGGGGGCAAGACGCAGACGGCCTTGGCTGGCGAGGTTCTGCATTTTCGTATTGGTGTTGACCCGGTGACGCCCTGGGCAGGGTCAGCGCCGTTGAAGCGGGCGCAACTGACGGCAGGGGCGTTGCAGGCCATCGAAACGGCCTTGAGCGAGGTTTACGAGAATGCCCCGCTGGGTAGTCAGATAGTGCCTTTCCCTGAAACGCCGGACGTGGACATGAACGCGATTGGACGCGAGTTCAAGGGCGCGCGCGGCAAGCTGCTGCTTAGAGAATCCACCACGGTTACGGCAGCGGGCGGGCCAGCACCGCAAACCGACTGGAAGCCGCAGGACGTGACGCCTGACTTGTCCCGAGCGATGACGCGGGAAAGCCTGGACGCCATGCGTGGTAGCATCCTGATGGTCTTTGGCGTCCTTCCAGCAATGCTGGAGAAGGCGACGACCGGGCCGCTTGTCCGAGAGGGGCAAAGGCACCTGGCGCAATGGATGCTGCAACCCATCGTGGAAACGATGGCAGAGGAATTGACCGATAAACTGGGATCCGAAGTCACGCTCGATGTGATGCGGCCTCTGCAAGCCTTCGATGCAGGAGGGCGGGCGCGCGCCGCCGCAGGGGTAATTCAGGCACTGGCGATGGCCAAAGAGGCCGGTGTCGACCCGGCAACAGCAATGAAACTCGTTGATTGGGAGGCTGCAAATGGTTGATTTGGCAACACTGGCAATTCAGGTTGATACGACCGATCTGAAAGACGGGCAGGCCGACATGAAGGCGTTCGCATATGCGGACGCGGCTCCGTTGTCCCGAATGCAGCAGATATTCTGATGATGGGCATGGGCGGGGAGGGTATTGTCTACCCGACCAGAGGCGGCACAAGGTCTGGCGGCGGTGGCCGCACAGGTGTTCCAGATGGGCTGCGCGAGGCGCAGCGCCTATATAACAGCACTCGCACCGAGGCAGAGAAATACGCCGCAGAAGTCGAGCGCATCAACGAACTGCACCGCCTGTTCCCTGAGATCGTGACAGAGGAGGTCCGAGATCGGGCAATCGGGGCCATAGCAGATGGGGTTAATTCGCTTTCCGGCGCAACAGACGCACTGAACCAGACATTTTCGGACCTGTTTCTGAGTATTGGCGAGGGATCGGAAGCCGCCCGGTGCGAACTCGCAGGATTACTGGATCAGATGGCACGACTGTTGCTGCAATCGGCTAATGCTGGCTTTGGTTCAGGCGGTTTCGCGGGCGCGTTGCTCGGCGGGCTGGGCATCCCTGAATTTGCCACCGGCACCAACTTCGCCCCCGGCGGGCCTGCTCTTGTCGGTGAGTGTGGACCGGAAATTGTGAATTTGTCACGCGGGTCTCAGGTCATCCCGAACCACAAGATCGGTCAGGGCGGCGCGGTTTCGCATGTATTGGTCGAGCTTAGCCCCGGTTTGGAGGCGCAGATTCTGCGAAAATCAGCGGTCCAATCTGTTCAAATCACAAAGGCTGGCATGGCGCGGGTCGAGCAAAACACAGGTACGGCTTTGGACAATCACCTCGCTAGGAAAGGCTGAGCGTGTAAGGCAGGTTGCGCCAGGTTTGAGAGGGCCGAAGCAACCCCGTTAGTCGGTGAGTGGGTAAACCCCGACATTGCGCGGCCCCTGCTCGTATTCCTAGGGGCGCGGCGCAGATCCGTCACTTAGACGGAACCTCGGTGAAGGATCGAAAAATTAAATGTCGCTCCAGGTTGTAACTTCGTATCCGTTTTCGATGTTGTTTGCCCATCCTTGAATTAAGTGCTCGGCGGTTTCAAGGTCATGCGCTGAGGTGTAGGAATTGGCGTACCAAAAGCCCGCAGCCCCATTTTCCTTAAAGGTGTGCGAGTACCGGATGTAGTGCCTGCCGTCTGGCGCTTCAAATACCACAGCTTGAAAATCTATAGTCGTTCCGCTTCGCTTGTTGGTGATGTCTGATCGGTAGCGCGCGACTTCTTTGTACAACTCGGCCATTTATCTATCCTGTAAAAGATATTGATTCTATTTATATTCTAACCTTTCTTTAATCTAACTCCAGCACCACCACCGTTCTCTGCAATGAATTCCACACCGGCGGCTTCCAAAGCCGCTTGGATGGCTTGAATAGCTTTATTTGCGGGATATGGGCTTCCAGAGCCTTCGGCCCGTTTTACGGTCATGCTGGACACACCCGCGGCGTCCGCAATTTGTGTCTGAGACAAGCCTAAGAGTGCCCGCGCTGCTCTGATCTGATCTGGTGTTACCATTTTTACTCTTGTTCTAAAGAGAACATTCCGGTATGTTCTCTTTAGAACAATACCACAATGGGAGATCAAAGCAATGACCAATGAACGCGCCTGCGCGAACAGCCACGAATTGTTCGAATACATCCAATGCTGCAAAGACATGGCCACAGATATTTCAAGCCTGATCGAGTCTGCGGCAATCCTGGACAATGTCGGAACGTATGAAGGCGGCGTTACTACGTTGCTAAAGGTGTCCGGTGAATTGGCGATGCGGTTGGAGGAGAAGCTGGACAGCGTGAACCTGCCGAAGATTTCAGGGCGTAAGACAGAAAGTTATTGACGCGGGATAAATGGACGGTATTCTGTGACTAATAATCACAGGATGGCCAAATGACAATCGGACGCGGAGACATAGAAAAGTACGCAGGGATTAGCGCAAATGTAGCGACTACCTGGATCCGTGATGGCGTCTTGTTGCCTGTCCCGGGTCCGGGCCGAAACAAGAAGTTCGAAGATTACGAAGCAATTGTCGCGCGCATTATCTCGGTTCCACATGCCCATCTTCGGCCGGCGAATTCTATTCTGGCTGGGATTGCTGGCTATGTCCGCGAACTCGTTAGTGTTGGCAACAAATTTGGATGCAAGAGCGCTTTAGCAGGTGAGCGCAAAGCTAAATTGGAGCGCGCAGCGATCATTAAGAATGGCAAGGACACAAAACTCCATGAAGTTGCCGACAAATGGGCGAATGAACTGGGAGTCTCAGATATTCCGAACCCAACTATGACAATGGACGAGGTGCGCGAACTTGAGAACTGGGTTGGCCTCCGCAAGTGCATTGAGGGCGGAAAACAAGGTTGGATGACAATCGCAGCAACCAACGACAAAGGTTGGTACGTCGGATTTACCACCAGAAAACCGACGCAAGAAGATGACTTAAGCTTTATTACCGTCGTCAAACCATCCTATCCATCAACCGTTTTTTTAGTACTCGACCTGCTCGAGATTTTCTCGGAGGCAAGCGAGAATTGACCGCCCCAACCCCAATCAAACAAGCTGACCTGACCCGCTACGCCAAGGCCATGAAAAAGGCTGGGGTTGAGCAATGGCAAGTCATTGTTGAGCCGGGGCGGCACAAGATCATCGTTGGCAAAACTGAGACTGACAACCCGGAGAGCGATTGGGATTGATGCGCAAACGCAGCGACAAATATCCGGGTGCAAAGCCCTACTTTGACCGTCACGGCAACCGCCGTTGGCGGTATCGCTGCAAGGGTTTCTCTGCCGAACTCGGCACCGACTACGGTTCCGACGAATTCGAGCGGCGCTATCAGGCCGCGCTGAATCACCAAAAGGAAAAGCAGGCCAATGGGGCAGGGCGTTCAGTGCCGGGCACCTTTGACGATCTGGTGGCGCGTTTCTACCAGTTGAAATTCCCTGAGTTGGAGGAAATCACCAAGCGGGATTACCGAGCGGTTATCGAACCTCTACGCCGTCAGCACGGCCACAAACGGGTTGCCGGTATGCGGCAGCGTCACGTCCTGGAAATCAAAGCGCAGCTGTCATCGACGCCTGCGCAGGCCAACAAGACGTTGAAACGCCTCAGCCAGTTGATGAAGCTGGCGGTGCAGTTGGAATGGCGTTCCGACAACCCTGTGTCCGGTGTCGAGTTCTACCAGACCGGCAGCAGCGGTTATCACACCTGGACCGAAGATGAGATCGCCCGTTTCTATGCCAAGCATGAGCGTGGATCTTTGGCCTATCTGGCAATGACGTTGATGCTCTACACCGGAGCATCCCGAAAGGATGCGGTTGCTCTGGGTCGCGGCAATATCCGGGGCGGGCGGCTTATTTATCGCCGAAGCAAGACGCGAAAGAACCCCAATGGGATCGAGGTCAATATCCCGGTGCATCCCACCTTGGCTGACGCGCTGGAAACCGTGCCAGAAGGTGCCTTCACCTTCCTTGAGACCAACCGCAAGCAAGCCCGTTCACCCAATGGATTGGGCAACGATATGCGTGAGTGGTGTGACAAAGCCGGGTTGCCGATGTGTTCATCGCATGGGTTGCGGAAAGCGATTTGCCGTAGAATTGCCGAAGCGGGTGGTACGCCATTCGAGATTATGTCTGTCAGCGGCCACATTACCTTGGCGATGGCGCAGCACTACTGCGAAGCGTTCGGGCGAAAAAATCTTGCAGATTCCGCCGTCCACCGTCTGCCTCATGGGCCGAACGGTGAACAAAAGTTGACGAACCTAGACGGCGGGTTCGTCAATCATAGCCGTAACCAACTGAAAGGAAACGGGAAATGA